CATCGTCTTTCAAGAATTTAAGGTGTTGTACAGAACCACCCTTGGTAATAATGTCTTGCCATACTTTGTCGGTATTCTTCTCAACCTTCTCAAGTTCTTCTGCAAGATACTTATTTTTTACAAGGTGCGAACCTGCTCTGGTTCTGTGTGTATACGCATTTGCCTTCAATGGTTCAATTGATGGTGAAGTACCACAGATGATAGAACTGTTTGCATTCGGGGCGATTGCAAGTAGATGTGCATTACGTCTACCAGTGCCTTCCATGTCTGGTGCCTCTCCTCTAGATGAACCAAGGGATAAACTTTCTTCGATTGCTTCTTTTTGAATGTATTGGAATATAACTGCGTTCCATACATCTGCTTGACTACCATCAAAAGGAATTCTCTTTCTGTGTAGGAAAGAATGCCAACCCATTGCACCTAGTCCAAGTGACCTTTCTTGTTGTGCAGAATATCTTGCACGACTGATTTCGTCTGGTGCGTTGTCAATAAAGAATTGTAACACGTTGTCCAAGAATCGAACAAGGTCACGAATCATTGTTGTCTTTTTCCAATCTTCAAACAACTCAACATTGACTGAAGAAAGACAACATACAGCAGTCCTATCATCTGAAGTTGGAAGATGAATTTCGTTACATAAGTTTGAACCATGAATCTTTAATCCTTTGTCCTTTTGAGTTTGAGGTAACGCACGATTAGCAGTGTCAATGAAATTCAAATATGGTTCACCTGTACGATATCTTACTTCTAGAATTTGTTCCCATAACTTTCTTGCCTTCATGGAATCACGAACTGACCCATCATTGGGGTCAAGTAAATCCCACATCTCATCTCGTTCAATTGCTCTCATGAACGAATCAGTAATGTTAATTGCATGGTGCAAGTTAAGGTTCTTACGATTAACATCACCTGTAGGAACTCTCATATTCAAGAATTCAATGATGTCTGGATGAGAAACATCCATGTACGCAGCATAAGAACCTTTCCTTGTCTTACCCTGTCTGTATGCTGTCATATCTGCATCAACTGTGTGCAGAAATGGCATTGGGCCTGGGGCTTTGTCGGATACTGCTCGTACATCAGACCAGTGACCACCGACACCACCACCCTTCACAGAAAGCCATCTCAGTTCCGCCGTATGGTCAATAAGACCTTCTAACGAGTCTGGAACATAAGTTAGAAAACAAGAGATAGGTAACGCCTTTACCTTTTGGCCAGGCAAAGGTGCATTTGATAATACAGGTGATGCAAACATGAACCACCCCTTTGAAACGTAATCGTAAATTCTTTGTGCAAGTTCCATATCCCCATATGAATATGCAACTGAGGCTCTTGCAAACGCTTGTTGTGGACTATACTCACCATCAATACAATAGTAATCTTTTAATAACTTTGATGCTTGTTCTGATAAGGTATCGTCACGTTTAAAATCTATGTTGATACCCAAATACTGCGAGTTTCTCACCATCGGAAACTCCACAACCTCTGCTGTTTGCATTCTAATTCTCCTATATTTTTTTCCATTTTTGAAATTCGACTTTGGCGGTTAAACCTTGGTAGGTGCTAGTATGTATAAGTTCTTTGATTTCAAGAGCGTCCATTCCAGATAGTATCATATCGTTAATATCCTTTTGTCGCACATAATCAGGCCACACTACTACTCTATAACCTTCATCAATCGCCTTTCCTAGTTGTTTAATGATTTCCCTGTTCCTTGGTTCGTTGTCTGGAACAAGAACTGCTTTGTCTTTATATTGAGGTACACGCAAATCACTCTGAGCCACCGCAATACAGTTTGATATAAAAAGACTATCAATAGGGCCTTCCACGACAAAAATATCCCTAGAAGTATCAACCCTGTCAAGACCATATATCTTTGGTACACTCTCATCAAGAATGATGGTAATGTACTTTGGTTTTTCTTTTCCAAACGCTCTCCCTTGATATGCAAATATGTCACCATTGGAATCACGAAACGGAATCACCATCCTTGGGTGGTCACCATCCAAGGTTGGAAACTTATTTGGAACTAATTGATTAGTCCAAGAATAAAACTGATTGACCAGATAGATATCGTTGTCATTGGGAATTTTTCGGTCTTCGATGAACCGATAGGCAGGATGTTCTTTTCCAATTTCCCTAAAAGATTTGACATTATTGAAGATACCCTTCTTGGTAAAGACAGGTTTCGGTATATCGAATTTTGGATTCTCGACATGGCCACCCCTTCCTGTTGCAGTGGTGCCCTCTCTGTACCGTTCTAATATATAGTCATCATGTATCTTTGAGTCGATGTGTTTTATCACATTTGATAAATTTGTTCCCATACTACAGTTGTGACATTTGTAGAATAGGTCATTCTTTTTGCGAAAGACGAACCCCCTCGCTTTCGACTGACTTTTCTTGGAATCGCCACAGAACGGACACCTAAAGTTCCAGAGATAATCACTCTTCTTCTTGAACCTTTGGAGTCTGTGCGATATTAGATTAAGATATTTGAGGTCTATGTACATACTCATAAAAGTGAGTATATACATTTACATGGGGAATGTCAAGACCTTTTGAAGAATAAACCCTATAACGATTGACCCACCAATGATGAGCCATCTCCACTTTTCCAGAACACCCACCCTCTGCGACAATTCTTCACGCATCTTACGAAAGTGTTCCTCTTCAGTCTTACTATGAGCGTTCATCTGTTCAACCAGACGGCGTTCCATATCACCCATAGCCTTGTTAGTTTCCTTTGCGTTGGACGTAATGCGAGAATGCAACTCCATGATATTTTCTGTAAGTTTTTTCTCTTGTTCGTCCAATGCTTCTTCCTGTCTAATTAACTTCTCTTCATGCACCGCCATGATAGTATGCAATGACGTAGAAACATCTGCAATCTTTTCAATAGCAGTATCAAGACGAACATGAATCTGTTTCATGTCATCTACTTCTCTTTTCAAGAGCGCAATTTCTGTTTCTACGGACATCTCATATCTCCCATGAAGATATTTATGGGAACTAGTTTTTACGATTCGCCAGTGGGTTGTCTAGGGCCTTAGTCAACTTACTATTCATTTCGTCTTCAAGTTGTTGCAGTTCTCTTTTGACATAACCTTCCATACCATCAATCTTATCATTGAAACGGTTGTTCGCATCAAGAATTAATTCTCTGGTTTCTTTCTTAGTCCTGTCCATTAATGAAGTTGCTTCGTCTTCAACCACATCAATGTCATTCTCAACCTTGTCAAGAATACGTTCCATACGAACCAAATCCTCTCTCAAGTCATGTTTGGTTTCTCTCATAACATCAACAGAAGTTGCAACACCCTCATCAAGTGCAATCATTTCTTCTCTTAACACTGCAAGTTTTTTATCAAATTCAGATAAGTCTGGTGCGACATAACTCTGTATTTGTTCCTTCATGTCCATGTAGTCTTTGTAAAATTCAAAGCCTGCCCACAGACCACCACCTAACATGGATACCAGTGGGATAATCATAAACAATTTACTTCCTGTAAGTTTCACTCCGCCATATTCTACTTCAGCCATTTTTCTCTCCTAGTTTAAGTTTGGATATTGTAAGTTTTCCATCGTGTCGAAATTGGGGTCATTCAAAAACCATCTTGCAAACGCATGGTCTACAGTTGGTTTGTCTGGATAGAAATCATTATCCTTGTTCTTCTTTTCTGCATAGTCAAATCCAGGCACATACGAAATCAGTGCAAGGAGTTGACGTTGTACTAACATTTGGTTTTCCAAATTCGTTTCTTGTTCAATCTTCTTTGTCAACTCAATCGCCTTCTGGGCCAACAACATTCTTATCTTGTCGTTCTTAGTTGACTTCTTCTCTACTACTTTCTTCTTTCCAATCTTTTGTTCTGATGATTTATCTACAACAGTCTTTTTAGTTGGGTCTTGAAAGTCTTCATCTTCAGATGTATTTTCTTTTAACTCTGCAAGTTCTTTCTCAATATCGTCCTCTTGGTTTGTGTTACCATCACCAGAGCTTGCTTCATTCTCTACTTCTGCAAGTTCTTTCTCAATGTCATCATCCATTGCAGTATTACCAGTTTGACCTTCTAGTTCTTCAATTTCTTTTTCGATGTCATCTTCCATTGCAAGTTGGTCACCTCTGATATTATCTTCGACTTCTTGAAAACCTTCACCGTCATCAATCTCTTCAACCACAACTGTCTGTACATCTGGTAACGTCAATACATTTGGTAAACCTTCAATTTCAGTTGTTGTAGTAACATCTATTTCATTGTTTATAATTGTAGGGTCATCTGTCCTACCATTGTCAACAATCTTTGTAAGTTCTATTGCGGTTTGATAGTCTGGACATTGTACGTCATATAATGAATCTAATTCACATTGTTGTTCTAGATATGCTTGTTGGTATCCAGTACACTCCACCGAATATAGTGGGTCATAGTCACATTGTTTTGCAAGGTTTGCTGACGCATAGCCGGGGCATGATGGGTCATAGAGGGGGTCTAGCGAACATTGTTGATTGAAGTATGCAGTCTTATACCCTGTACACCCACTATCATATAGTGGGTCAAGTTGACATTGTTGATTGTAATATGCATTTGCATAGCCAGGACATCCACTATCATATAGTGGGTCAAGTTGACATTGTTGATTGTAATATGCGTTTGCATAGCCAGGACAAGCAGGGTCATACAAAGGATTTGCAGAACACTGTTGTGTCAAGTATGCGGCCGCATAGCCTGAACAAGATGGGTCAAATAATGGATTGGAAGTGCATTGTTGTTGAAACAACGCATTTGCATAGCCAGGACAGGAGGCATCAGATAGCGCTCCATTGAGTGTACAGGTATCTGGCATAAGAACTACACTACCAGTAAAGTTCTTCACCTTTGGGCCGTGCATACCTTGCCAATAACCATTGTCTTTGCCTCGGATAGTTACTTCAATTTGGTCAATAGTTACGCCTGGCACTAATGCTAATGGAGCAAAACTTAATACTTCCTCAACCGTATATCCATTTGATTTTGTTTGACTGTAATCCCACTCTTCAGAATAAATGTTAGTACCAGAAGCAAATGCATCGACAGTGATTACTAAATCATCTAAACAATCACCGTTTACTTTTGTTGCTGTACAAGCACCATTTATTGTATTCGTGGTTTCATTTTTCCATTCCCATTCTGTTATGTAACCAGCAATATCAAACCCAGCACCAACTAACGCTTGATTGATAGCCAGATTGGTTATCCATGTATCGTCAGTATACGAGAAGTGCATAATGTAATCAGTAGACAAAACTGCACCAGTTCTTCTGTCCGTCATCTGATACATCTGATTATGAGAACTTCCAGTGTTATGACTACCTGTGCCAAAATCACCTTGGTCTATAATTTGTTGAACAGTATTATCGTTGGGGTCTAGACAGGTGCCATTGCCTGCTAATGGATTAGTAGTACCGTCTGTTGAACAAGTTACTTGTGCGTTAGAGTAAGAGGAGAAGCAAAGCAAGACTACCAACAGTAGCGCCGATAGTAGCGTTTCTTTTTTGAACATCTGATTTTTTCTCTATTATTTCGACAGGTGGAATTCTGTCTGGATTACTTTTCCACTCATCGGTTGCCTGCTCACCGATTTTACCCAAGAACGGGCAAGGTGTGCCTGCCATTTCCATTGCGTCATAAACTCTACGGTCTTGACATAGGACTGATACTGCGGCCACTTTCATGCCCATATCATAGAGTGTCTTTGAAATCTTTAGACGTTCACAATTTTCATCCCTTACCATTTCACCTGTAGAGACACCAAGAATTTGTGTTTGGACTGCACCAGAAACCCCTGTAGTACAAAGGTCTGAAGATGAAGAACCAATACTTGGCGAAATCGCAGATGGTGGTGGGGATATAACAATTGTCTTGCCTGATGTAGTAACATCAGATTTACTATTAGTAGTTGTTTCCACACTTGTGGTTTGTGCATATGAATTCGTTGCGAAAAACAACACACCAAATAAAATAAAAATGTATCTAGTCATATATCTCTCTCGTTGTCGATTTGCGACACTACTATTTATGCAGTGTCAATCTTTTGACAAACAAATTAATTTGACTGTGCTATTTGTCAACAAACCATTTCTCTAATTCTTGGATTCTACTCTCAAGGTCATCCATTTTCTTTGAGACATTTGGATACTTCTTTCTCCATTTGTCTTCAGACTTTAATATCTCTAGTCCATAACGCTTTGCAGCCCAGTTGTACAAACCGTCTATCTTTTTATAAAACCATCTACCCATTGCAGTTTTTTCAAACCACGCCGAGGAGGCCGACCCAAGGATAGACCCTGCTATTGCACTAATTGCCCAGAACCACATTTTTCATCTTCTTTGCATATGCAACAATGTCATGGTCACGAACACCATCAAATGGTTGTTTGTTTTTCCATGCGGCCTTACGACCTCTCCATTGGTCTTTAAATCTTTGCCACCATGTCATTCTACGAACATTACCATAGTGGTTAATATAACATTCAACGCCGTGATGTCTGTAACCCATTAACCAGAATGGCACTTTACAAACAATGTCATTATTATTAACGACACGATAGTGTGAAATGTTTAGGTTTCTCACCCATCTTTTATCACCAACTCTAGGTGAACCAAATGTATATAGACAACTGATATTGAAATCTCTGTTCAACCTAGACGCACAGATAGTTGCCATGGCGGCACCAAGTGAATGTCCTGTAATAAAAATCTCATGTCCAGATAAGTCTGCAAGTGTGAATGATAAATCATCCCATATCTTGTTTATCTCATTCTTAAACCCAGCATGAACATCTCCACGAGTCCTACTCTTTGACTGTAGTGCGTTCAAGTCTGCTTTAATATCAGAAAACTCTTTAGGTTCAGTACCCCTAAAAATTACGATTGCGTATTTTTTATTCCATATCACATAACATTGAGCACCATCGTTATCAATAAAACGATAGTTACCATACCCATACTTCTTGAAAGTCTTTTCTGCCTGTTTGGGTGTTTTATATGCGGCGCCAGATAGTGTCGCCATCAAATATGGTTTACTTGGAAATGTCTCCGTCATCTTCTTCCTTTTGTTGCGGTTTGACCGCTTCCTCGTAGTAGAGGATAATTTGTTTTTGTTGTTCAATATACCTTCTCAGTTCTGCAAAATTCTTAGACAGATTTTCATAATCTTTTATAGAAATTGCAATGTATGAATCTGCACCATTCTTGGCCTCAAATTCTTTTTTAAATTCTTCAAAGTTCTCAGTTGGTGATACAACGTAAATACGAATATCATTCATCTGTACCTGTTTAGGATGAGGAACAGTTGGTATCTGTCTCTCAATTAACTTTGTTATAGTAACAACTTCTTTTTCTGGTTTATAGAAACTAGAACAACCACTAATCAGTAGTGTTGTCGCCAGTAACAGACTCAAGGTCACCCCATAGTTTATCTGTCGCATTCTGCATCCTCTTCTCAATCAACCCAGGCTTCTTATTTGCGAGATGGGTTAAATTATGTTTATTTAGAGTATTTCGGAGTTCATCTCCGTAGGCCTCCGCCTTTCGCAAGTCAGTATTAAGTTGGTCAGTGAGTGCGTTTAATCTTTTCGCATCTTCACCCAACTGTTTAATTGTTGCTTGGTTTTCTTCGTTTGCAACCTCTAACTTTGCGTTGTTCTCACGCAACTGTGCAATGGTTGCCTGTGTTGTGTCGTAATAATACTTGGCG